GATACTGGTAATGTTAGATATAAAGCGAGAGAAAGATATTCTTTCGGTGTATCTGACCCACTAGGTATCTTTGGTTCACCAGGTAGTTCGTAAGAACTGTTAAGGGGAGCACACGCTCCCCTTTTTTTTATGTTATATTATATAACTCTAGGTACTTTATTAATCAATCTATCAACTGACCTAGCAGACTTTGCCAAGATGATAGATTATTTCTTTTAGGAGAAACAAATGGCTAACACAACTTTTAATGGACCAGTTAGGTCCGAAAACGGCTTTCAAGTCGTATCTAAAAATTCATCTACAGGTGCTGTAACTACTGAATTCACTTTAAATGGTGATGGTATGCAAGTTACTCCTGTAGCTTTAGCTGATACAACAGCTATTTCTTTAACAGCAACTGCTCATGGTGGTAGAGTTTCTGTAGTACCAGCACTTTCAGCTAACTGCACATTAACATTACCTTCTCCATCAGCAGGTGTATATTTTAAATTAATTTATGGCGGTGCTGCAGAAGAAACAGAAAATCTTATTATTGATACAGGTGCAGATGCTAATTTTTATATTGGCGGCATTGTTCATTTAGATTCTAATGCAGACAATCTTTCTGTATATTCAGATGGTAACTCAAACTCTATATTAACTCTTACAGACTTTGGTTTGTTTGAAATTAATATATTAGCTAAAGATAGTACTAATTGGTACATCTGGGGTAATCAAGAAGGTGCAGATGTTCCAGCATTTACTGACCAATCTTAATAAGGAGTAAATTATGGCTGACGCAGTAACATCACAAACCATTATTGATGGTGAAAGAAATTGTGTTATGAAGTTTACAAATGTCAGCGATGGCACGGGAGAATCCGCAGTAGCTAAGGTAGATGTATCTGCCTTAGCTTCTAACTCAGCAGGTGTAGCTTGTTCAGAAGTTAGAGTAATGCGAGTTAGCCATGCTATCGTAGGTATGTCTGTTCAATTATTTTTAAATGCAACTAGCAATGTTTTACTTATGGAACTTGCTGAAAGTAGTAATGGACATATGGATTTTAAAGATTTTGGTGGACTTCCAAATAACGCAGGTAGTGGTAAAAATGGAGATATTCTTCTTACTACTAAAGGACACTCTTCAGGAGATACTTATTCTATCGTTATAGAAATGGTAAAAGTGTACTCTGATTAATAGGATTTAATTATGGCAAAAAGTAAAAATTATATAATTTCAGAAACTGGTCAATTTCCACCACAATATAAAGTTTTAGAAGCTTCAGATGATGGTATATGGAAACCAATATTTGGTCCTGACCCAGATTTAGAAGATGCACAACGAAAGTGTGATGAAATGAATGGTGAAAGGGCAAGAAACGAAAAAGGACAACTTATCGGTGATGACCCATCTACACCAGATATTAATGAAGCTTATGTTGGTGGTAAAAAACCTACAAAAAAAACAACTAAAAAACCCGCAGCTAAAAAAAGAGGGCGACCTAAAAAAGCTGCATCTAAGTAAAGGAATTAATTATGAAAATGAAACCAAAAGGTGGTATGACTGGAGGCAAACAACTAAAAGCAACTGAAATGGGTGCTGAATCTAATAGACAGTATGTCAAAAGAATGTTTGGTGCAGGTATGACTACTAAACTGACTAATGATATGCCTATGGAAAATAAAGGCTATCAGGCAGGTAAAAAAGTTGAAATGGGTAAAAGACCTATGACAACTAAAGGCGGTATGTCTGGCGGTAAAAACACAAAACGCATGATGAAAACCAAAGGCGGTATGCGTGGTGGTAAAAGAACTATGAAAACTAAGAGCTACGCTAAAGGCGGTAAGTCTTAACTAATACTTATGCCTATAAGAAAACAGGCTAAAATGCCTCCTAGAAATAAGAAGAACTTTCGTTCTACTAAATCTGGTGCTGGTATGACTAAAGCTGGTGTTAAAGCTTATAGGCGTTTAAATCCTGGTTCTAAGTTAAAAACAGCAGTAACAGGTAAAGTAAAAAAAGGTAGTAAGGCTGCAAAACGCAGAAAGTCTTACTGTGCAAGGTCTTTAGGACAACTTAAAAGAAGTTCAGCTAAAACTAGAAACGACCCTAATTCAAGAATTAGACAGGCTCGTAGAAGGTGGAAGTGTTGATGAGGAATAAATTATGAAAAGAAATAGATTTTCTGAAGGTAAAGATACAAATGATAATAGCTCAGAGCGTGGTGGAACGGCTAAACAAAAAACAGTTTCTTTTGCAAACACTATTATTCCTGGAGTACCTAAAGGAGCTACTAACGAATCAAACTTTGATGCTGCTTTTAAAAAAGCTAGAAAAAAACTAGGACCAAATAAAGAATTTATGTATAAACTTAAAGGAGACAGAGCTTTTAAAAGGTATTCTACTAACTATAAAGAAGAAAAATAATGGCAACAAGTGGAACAACAGCATTTACATTAGATTTAGCCGACATCATGGAAGAAGCCTATGATTTGTGCGGTAGTGAGTTGCGTTCTGGTTATGACTATAAAGGAGCTAAAAGAGCTTTAAATCTTATATTTTTAGAATGGCAAAATAAAGGATTAAACCTTTGGAAAATAGAACAAGCTACTCAAACACTTACTTCTGGTACAAGTAGTTACGCAATAGAATCTTCTGCTTTAGAAGTTATAGATGCTTTTATTAGAACTGATGCAGGAGATACAGATAATCAGTTTGACCAAAGACTAAATAGAATATCAAGAACAGAATATAATCATCAAGCTGTAAAATTATTACAATCAAAACCAACACAGTTTTACATAGATAAAGGTACTAGTTCTAATAATATTGTATTATGGGCAACTCCTGATTCTGCAGAAACTTATACTTTAGTTTATGATTATATTAAAAGAATAGAAGATGCAGGGAATGTAGCAAGTAATAATGCAGATGTTCCTAGTAGATATTTACCATGTCTTACTTATGCACTTGCATATAATTTAGCTTGTAAAATACCAGAAGCAGTAAATAGAGTTCCAATGATTAAACAAAGGTACGATGAACTTTGGAATGATGTTAGTGATGCAGATAGAGAAAGAGCACCAGTTAAATTTGTACCTGATATGAATGTTTACAGATGAGTTATGCTTTAGGTAAAAAAGCTTTAGGAGACTGTGATAGATGCGGTTTTAGTTATAAGTTAAACGATTTAAAATACGAAATAGAAGATGGTATTCGTAATGGATTAAGAGTTTGTAATGATTGTTTTGATATAGACCATCCTCAATTAAAAATTGGTGAAATAGACACATCAGACAATCAATCACTTTATAATCCAAGACCTGATAGAGGTAAAAAATCATCTACTGAGTATTATGGATTTAATCCAGTTATAGGAACAGGATTAATATTAAATACCAAAGTAGGAACAGTTAAAGTGAGTACAGAATAATGGCATTAACATTTACAACATTAAAAACAGCAATACAAGATTACACTAATAATACAGAAACAACTTTTGTAAATAATTTAGATGAATTTATAGTTAATACTGAAGATAGAATACAAAAATTAGTATCTCTTCCAGTATTTAGAAAGAATGTTACAGGTACTTTAACATCTGGCAATCAGTATTTATCAACACCTACAGATTTTTTATCAGCACATTCATTAGCTGTAGATAATAGTGGTTATGAATATTTATTATTTAAAGATGTAGCTTTTATTAGAGAAGCATATCCTAGTAGTTCTACAACAGGAATACCTAAATATTATGCTAGATTTGATGAAGATAGTTTTATTGTAGCACCTACACCTAATGCAAATTTTACTGCAGAATTACACTATGAATATACACCTACATCTATTACAACAAGTGGTGATGGAACAAGTTATTTAGGTACAAATGCACCAGATTGTTTATTATATGGTTCTTTAGTTGAAGCATATACTTTTATGAAAGGTGAACCAGATATTATGGTTAATTATGAAAAAAGATTTCAAGAAGCAATACAAAGATTAAAAGTATTTGCTGAAGGTAAAAATACTAAAGATAATTATAGGACTGGTCCTGTAAGACAACAGGTAACATAATGTTTAGTTTAGATGTAACAAGTAATGTTGGTGATATATCAGTTAAAACTACTAACAATAAAGGTTTAAGTCCTGAATATTGGACTGAAAGAATTATAGATAGATTAATATCTATTAGTGATAATGCTGACCCTATGGTTAAGGCACAAGCACAAGCATATAAAGATAGTATGACACAAGTTGTACTTTTATATTTAAAACAAGCTATAGCTAGTGATAGAGCTACTGTAGCAGGATTATTACAAAAACAAGGTCATAAAGATATGGCTGATATTATAAGGAGACTTTAATGGCAATTTCACAAGCAATGTGTACTTCATTTAAACAAGAATTATTAGAAGGAGTACATAATTTTAAAAATAGTGGTGGTAGTACTTTTCAATTAGCACTATATACAAGTTCAGCATCTTTGGGTGCAGGGACAACTGCATATACAACTTCTAATGAAGTTAGCGGTACTAACTATACAGCTAAAGGTGGAACTCTAACAAGAGTTGACCCTTCAACATCAGGTACAACAGCATTAACAGATTTTGCTGATTTAACATTTAGTACAGCTACTATAACTGCTAATGGAGCAATGATATTTAATGATAGTGCATCAGGAGACCCTGCTGTTTGTATTCTTGCTTTTGGTGGAGATAAAACTTCAACAGCAGGTGATTTTACAATTCAATTTCCAACAGCAGATGCATCAAACGCTATTATAAGAATAGCTTAACAAATGGCTGGATGGGGTCGTTCTGGCTGGGGGATTGGTCCTTGGGGTCAACCCGCAGTAACTACAGTAAGTGTAACAGGAGTTGCAGGTACTTCTGCACTTGGTAGTGAAACAGTAATAGCTAAAGCTTTAGTTAGTGTAACTGGAGTTAGTGCTACATCTGCTTTAGGTAGCGAAACTGTTACAGGTACAGCTAATATATCAGCTACAGGTAACGCAGGAACATCTGCGTTAGGTAGCGAAACTGTTGTTGCTGAAGCTAATATTTCTGCTTCAGGAAATGCAGGAACATCTGCGTTAGGTAATGCTATAACAGCAGGTGCTGCAGTAACAGGTGTATCTGGTTCTGCTTCAGTAGGAACTCTTGGTGATGAATCAGTATCTGCTGCAGCTACAGTATCTCCTACTGGAGTAAGTGCTACAAGTTCTTTAGGAACAATTAGTGTAATTAGTGTTAATATATTATCAGTTACTGGTTTAGCAGGAACAACAGCTTTAGGCAATGAAACAGTAATAGCTAAATCAGTTGTTGATATAACAGGAGTATTTGGTACTGGAGAAATACAAGGTGTTAATATTTGGACTATAATTAATGATTCACAAACACCAAATTATAGTAATATTTCTACAACACAAACAGCAAGTTATTCAGAAGTTTCAACTTCACAAACTCCAAATTGGAGTGAAGTTGCATAATAAAATATAATTTAAAAGGAAGAAGATATGGCAAGTACATATGTAAATGATTTAAGATTGAACGAAATGGCTACTGGCGATGCTAGTGGAACATGGGGTACAACTACAAATACTAATCTTGAATTAATAGCAGAAGCTTTTAGTTATGGCACAGAAGCCATTACAACTAATGCTGACACTCACACAACCACAATAGCAGATGGAGCAACAGACCCAGGTAGGTCTATGTTCTTAAAATATACAGGTACATTAGATTCTACCTGTACTATTACTATAGGACCAAATACAGTATCTAAACTATGGATTATAGAAAATGGAACAAGTGGTTCTCAATCTATAATAATTAAACAAGGTACTGGAGGTACAGTAACTATACCTTCTGGTAAAACTAAAGTAATTTATGCAGATGGTGCAGGTTCTGGTGGAGCAATGGTTGATGCTTTTGCTTCTTTAAATTTAGAAACAAGTGGCATTATTGAAACCAGTTCTTCAATTCAAACCCCCCTAATAGAATATACTGATGGAGATGATGCCATGACCATAGCTGATGGTGGAGGTGTTACTTTTGCACAAACAGCTACTTTTAGTGATGATATTATTATTGGCGATGGTAAAACTATAGGCTCTGCTTCAGATGTAGATGCTATGACTATTGCAGCTAATGGTCAAATAACATTGACACAAACTCTTATTGGTACAGCCTTAGACATTTCAGGAGATATAGACATAGATGGAACTACTAACCTAGATGTAGTAGATATAGACGGAGCTGTAGATATGGCTTCTACATTACAAGTAGACGGAGCTATTACTTCTTCTTCTGGTGCAACCATAACTACAGCCGATAATACTAACCAACTTACATTAGTATCAACTGACGCAGATGCAGCCGTTGGTCCCGTATTAGATTTATACAGAAACTCTGGAAGTCCTGCTGATGATGATTTTTTAGGAAAAATTAATTTTAGAGGCAGAAACGATAATTCTCAAGATGTAAACTATGGTTATTTATCATACTTTATAGCTGATGCCTCAGATGGAACCGAAGATGGATTTATGCAATTAGGTTTAATAAAAGGTGGTTCTAACACACTTCTAATGGAAGCTGGAGCTACTGAAACTGTATTTAATCAATCAAGTGTTGACCAAGACTTCAGAGTAGAATCAGATGGCAACGCTAATATGTTGTTTGTTGATGGTGGTAAAAACTCAGTTGGAATTGGTACTACACCAGAAGCTCATTATACAGGATATGTAGGGTTAGACATTGGAGTTGTTGGGTCTTTGTTTGCAAGTGGTTCTGGTGTAAATGTTACTACATTAACTAATAATGGTTTTTTAAATTCAGATGCTAGTCAATGGACTTATAAAGTTACTGATGAAGCAACCATGTATTCACAAGTTCATGGAGACCATAGATTTTCAACAGCAGCTTCAGGTTCAGCAGATGCAGCTATAACTTGGAGTGAAAAAATTCGTTTCCAAGCAGCAGGTGGTATATCTTTTAATGGAGACACAGCAGCAGCTAATGCACTAGATGACTATGAAGAAGGTACTTTTACACCAACATTTAGTACTTCTAATTCTACTGCTACAGGTCTTTATCAAAAAGTTGGTAATACTGTTACTGTTTTTGTTCATGTGGTATCTACTGGTGGACTTCCTTCAAGTGGAGGACAAGTTCAAATAGGTAATCTTCCTTTTACTTCAGCTAGTAATCATATTTCAGCAGGTCCAATATATATTGGTCCTTCTAATGTATCATCAGCTACTGGTGGTGGTGGTCAAATATCTACTATTATGACAAATTCTGAAACTGTTATTAGGCTTGTTAATGTTGATACAGGAACTCTTGGGTATACACTTTGGGGTGAATTAGAGGTATCACATAATAATGTAGTAACAGCATTTGCAACACATACATATACAGTTTAATAATTAATATACCTAGTGGATTCTAGGTACAGACCATAAGGAGAAAAAAAATGGCAATAACTAAAACCATAGTCGAAGATAAAATAGAAATTGTTGGAGACTATAAAAATGTACAAGTAAGAACAGCTACAGTTATCAAAGAAGATGGTGCAGAACTTACAAGGTCTTTTCATAGAAAAACTCTTGAGTGTGTATCATCATCTTATGATACTGATACTGACAGTTGGACTCATTCCGATACAGATATATCTGGTGAGTCTACAGAGGTTCAAGCTATTTGTAATGCAGTTTGGAGCACTACAGTTAAAAACGCTAAAAAAGCAGCTAACGAAGCGGCAGGTTAATAATGACAACACCCAAGGAGGTGCAATAATGGCTAAAGCCGATAAAAAAGAAACTGTTGAGGTAGAACATACGCCTGAACAAAAAAACTTTCATACTCATATACAGAGTTTGACAAGAAAAATATCACAACATCAATTTGAAATAGATGAACTAATGCCTAGTTTAAATATGTATAAACAAGCTTTGGCAGAAA